CTTATATTACCTCTGGAGGCTATTACCAGACAGAGGCTTTAGCGGCGAAGATGCAGAAGCTGGCTTATTCTATCAAATCCATAGCTTTAATTGATTTTTCAGATAGCATAAGCAATGGATATGATACTCTTAAAACTAAATTTAACAGATTATCCTCGGAGACGGCGGATAAGTCGAAGTCGGCTTCATTTATAGGAGCAGATACTTATGTAATGTCGGGATATAAACTAGTAGTTCCAGATAGCTATGGATATTTACTTAAACTAGGCTCTAATATTCAATCCGGAATTCCTTACTGGCTACCGATAGCGAATAATCCTAACGGAGTGGTGTCAGCAGTGGCTACCACAAGGCCGGTAACTAAATCGGTTAGAGAGGAGATGCTAGATAAGATAGGCATTTCCTCGAATCCTATCGTATACAAGCAGAATATAGGCTATACTATAATGGGCAATAGGACCCTATATCCGAACGAAGGGGTTCTTGGACCTCAAAGCTTCTTGAACTGTCAAATAGTGGTTAATGCCATAGAGAGAGCAGCAAGGAGAGCGGCACAGGGTTTACTTATTGTAAGCACAGACCCAAATACAGCATTTAGAACATTTAAGCAAAAGGTCTCTAAGACTTGCGACAAGTTTTTGGTTAATGGGGATGGCTTAGCAGCTTATTCCATTAGAAAGATTAAAAAGACGCGGCCAGCAACGATAGACACGGTTATAGACCTAACTTTAAGGGAAGGCATAGAGGAGTGGAATATATCGGTTCCATATTCTCTCGAAATGGAATAAGCGATAGCTAGAAGGAGGCTAAAAGACTATGGACAGAGATAGTTTAGGGAAATATGAGGCTTTATCCCAAGCGGACTCAATGGTGGACGCTTCTATAGCATTTTATAGAGACCTAGTAGAGCGTTTCCCAGAGTGGAAGCGTGTGCTGGATGGAGTAATAGAGGATTCCATAAAAACTAAAGGGAAAATCCAAGCCCTCAGAGACTCTATTACGAAAGGGGTAAGGCAGTTACTGGATGAGGGAAAGGAGGAGGGAGAGAAACTACTATCGGGCGACATTTTTGTAAGTCAAGAAGTTTCGGATTGTTTCGACGAAGATGATGACGAAACTCCGGTTCAACGGTCGCTGGGTGGTGAGGAAGACGTTATACACCTGTTAAGATTGATTTAATATACAATACTAGATAGGAGCAGCGGAGAAATTCACGCAGCGAGAGGTATCACTAATGGCGAGCCTAAGAGAATTATTCAATGTGGATGGTTTAGCAACAAGAGAAGCTAAGGAAATTGCAATAGAGTCCCAAGCCAAAGAGTTAAGAGCATTTATACAGGGGCTCAGAAGCAGAAAATCTCAAGTATACACGGAGTTGCTAAGGACTGAAGTAATAACATTCAATACAGTAATAACCCTATCAAGTTTATTACTACAAGCGAATTTATATTGCAGGAAGACACACAGTATGCTGCTACTCAAACAATTATTCGCGGATGAGTTAGCAGAAGCAATAGGAGCCTTTTATCGGATGGATTATCTACCGATAACAGAGTATCTAAAGTATATAAAGCAATTATTAAGTATAATATAAGGAAGGAGACGGCAAAATGAGAAAATTGAAGATCGCGCTATTTGTAATCAGTTTGGCTTTCGTAGTCATTCTTGGTGCACTGGTTATCGGCAACAACTTCAATATTGAAGTAAAGGCTGGCGAAGGCACCACTATCACAGCTCTTGGCGACTTTGTTCTCGGATATATTCCGTTTGTCAGAGACCATAAGTGGATAGTATATGTCGTAGCGGAAGTATTACTGATTGTATTTGCGGGAACAGCTGGCTTTACTCTTACTGCTCTTAAGAAGAGAAAGAAGACTAGAGCGGTGGCTGGAAAAAAGCCTGGCGGCAAGACACCAGTTCAGCCTATTAGAGCTAAGGTAAACTTTTAGTCAATTAGTGGAAAGATAGGATAAGATGCCACAGAACGAAGTAGTATCACTGAAAGAGTATCTAGAGTCTATACCGAACTCTGCAATACTTTTCATACTTAGAACTTTTGCTGGGGAAGCTCTAGATACTCAAGTGGTGACATCGGATGAAATTAAGTTCAAATCTTCGAGGACGATATCGGCTTCATTTGTAGTCGACCAGTTATTAACGCAGAAGATGGTTCCGGGGATGTATAGGTTGTTCGCATACATAGCACAACCTAAAGAAGGAATAACAGAGCCTAAGAAAGTTCAAGATTACATATTAAGTAAATGCTTAACTGAAAAAGGAATAAAGATAAAAGTGAATGGGGAACTGGATTCTCCATCAGTGGGGGTTTAAGGCAAATGAAGGACTTAGCAGCCAAATCTTTAGGAAAGATTAGCGGACTTTGCGCTTGCTACGATAGGGCTACCTTAAATGGAAGGTCTTATTCCAGAATTTATAAGGATATACTTGCTGGCAGGAACTCTCGCTTTAATGAGATGATGCGTCGCGGGGGTATTCTTTGCGAACTCGGACACCCAAGCCAATTTACTGCTGACTTTGAAAGGACAGAAACAGACCCAGAAAAGGCTGCAGCTATTATAACCAAAATAGAGGAAGGCGAAGAGGGGAAGGTTTACGCAGAGGGATACATACTGGACACCCCGGCGGGTCGCGTTTACAAGGCAATAGCGCCTTTTTATAAGTTTGGATTTTCTAGTCGCGGTTCATATGAAGCAGATGAGGATTCAGCAGAAGGACCAGATGGATGGAACCAAGACTCCTATATATTTAAGGGCTTTGATATAGTGATTTTACCAGCAACCGAAGAGAGCGAGGTTACTGTATCAGCCACAGAATCACTTACAGGAACTAAGAAAAAACGCAAGTCTGCTAGGGAATCGCTGGACTTGAATAATATAGCGAATTCTGCTAATGTGGATAAAGAGGAATTAGAGCGGGAGTTAGACAAGCTATTCGATGAGAACGGCAATTTAGCTCCAGTAGAATATATAGATTCAAGAGAATTCAGCGAGCAACTGAATTCAGACGAAGATAAAGTGGCAGACGAGAAAGGCTCTGTACTACTTGATTTACACAAAGTATTAACGGAGAAGACGGACTTAGAAAAGAAGGTCCAGAAACTCCTATTCGAAAAGGCGGAATCAGACGCTTCTCTAATTTCACTTAGGGAACAAGTAGCCCAGCTTACAAAATTAAAGGACGAGGCAGAGAGGAAATTATCTATCCACGAGCAAGCTAATGCAGAAATACAACAGCTGATAACTAAGATGATGGAAGCCTATAACGGCTACACCAAGGAAACTGATACTACACTAAACCACACTATTCAAAAGGCAGCAGATGCAGAAAAGAAGGCTAAGAGCCTTGCGGCTAGAGTGGCAGAACTAGAATCAGAGGGAAAGGCTTTGGCAGAGGAAAAAACCTCTTTAGAGCATACACTACGCTCAGTTAAAGAGGAGTTGGCGGCAACCAAGGGAAAACTCTCAAATCTAAGGGCTACCACACAACAACTTAAAGATAGGGTATCTGAACTGGAGAAGGTAGTTAGCACTAAGGACGCGGAACTTAGGAGCGCTAAAGAATCTTTAGCTAGTTATAGACAATCTTTATCAAAGGCGGCAGCCTCGATAGCTTCTTCAAGGGAAAGTCTTATAGACACTTATGCGAATATTTATAGTATACCTAAAGAGTCACTTAGAAAAGCAATCGACCTAAAGACTGCAACAGCAGCTAAAATAAAGTCTGCAGCAGAACAACTGTCTTCTGAGGCATTAAGGCTTGCACCCTACTCCCAAGCCCTTGCAGCTTCCGGAGTCAATGTTAAGGTACAGAAAAGGCTGAGCTTTGGGGACGATGTAGAGAAGGAGCTTTTTTCGGCATTACAAGAAGAAGGCTATATAGGAGGAACAAATAATGATTAAAATAGCTAAGGAGGCATTAACGTCCGAGTCCACCACTCAAGAGTTCGTAGTGGAGTTGGCTAAGAATATAGCGAGCTTTATTGTATTTAATAGAACTGCTTTTTCCCAGGAAGATAAAGAAGCTGTTTCGGAATATCTTACAGCCAGCACTCTTTCCGAGGTTAAGGAGAAGGTTCTCGAATTTATAGCAGAGCCAAACCTACTCCAGGAGGATGGGAGAAAGGACGTACAAAAGACTCCAAAATCCGAGGAGGAGCCAGAAGAAGAACTGGAAGTCGATTCGGAGAGCGAGCAACTTAAGAAAGCAGCTGATAAAGATGATTTAGTTCCGGATGAGATACTCAAGATGATTGACGATTAGAAGAACTTCGAAAAGGGATTGTACAATACTAAATAAATAGAAAGCAAGGAAGGAAATAATAATGATTGATGTAGCAAAGATTTTGGAGTTACTAGAAACTACGCCGCCGCACAAACTGAAGACTGCTAAAAAGGAGTTCGCTCCAATATCTATTTCAGCCACAGAGTCAGCTAATGACATTCTTAACAGAGAGCTCGGACTAACTGAGGGGCAACCCAAAGGCGCTGCAAGACTTCCTTTTAAGAAGAAGGCTGTGGAAGAAACGGTGTTGGATATAAAGACTCCGGAGACGGCCTTCCCCGAACTAATTAATTTCGATGAAGAGGCCTTTGCTAATGAGTATGGTATCGATGTTGAGACCATTACAGCGGCTTATGTGGAAATGTCGGAGGATGGAAAGATTCCAGAGCACTTAGAAATATCTTTTGAGTTTGAGGGCTCTAAAGTTATTTTAGCGGTGTATGCGGACGGAGAGGTTAAAGAGACTGTTGATGGCGAGTTTATTGAGCCTGCTCAATTCAGAGGCAGATTCGAGGAAGAGGAAACGGAGGATGGTATAGTAGAAACTTTCCTTTACCTAGATTTATTAGATGGCGAGGAAGAAGAGGATACCTACGAAGCTGACAACGAAGGCCCTATTAAGAGCGAAGGGGACGAGGAGCATTTCGATGAAGATGGTCAAGCAACCTCGGACGAGTTTATAGAAGAGGCCGGCCTTGGCGAAGATGAATACTATGCAAAAAGCCATTCTTTAGAGGTATCTAAAAATCCTGCAAATAGGATTGACCCGGAGAAGGGTACAGCTAGAGCTAACGAGTCTTTGGCGGCAAGGACAGCAAGGGCTTATAGGAGATAAAACCAAGTTATAGTGGGAGAGGTAAATAATGGCAGCACGATTTAACGATTTTTGCTTAGCTATAGCCCAAGATGGTAAGGCATACCACCCAGTGGCAACTAACCACTTTACGGTGACTATGAATTTACCAGAAGGACTAAGAAATATGGCGGACCCGAGGAAGTCGGTATTCTCGAAAGAGGACCTCACTCTCACACTAAAAATAGCTAGTGATACTTTTCAAGGTCCGGGCTTCACGCAGAACACATTAAGTTATAGAAAAGGCAATTTAGGAATAGAGTTTCCAGGAACTATAAACACTTTCCAAAGCTCGGCACAATTCGATGTATTTGTAACCAAATCAGCTTATGATATACTTTACAGTTGGAAGATGGCCGCGGGAAATCATATTACAGGCGAAGTAGGAGACCCAGATGATTACTGGGCGGAAGTATCAATAGATGTAACTACTGGCAATAAAGGAACGCTGGTAGGCACCTGGGAACTTCATAATTGCTGGTGTTCGGACTTACAGTCCATAACATTCGATAATAACGCCAACACTCCTATGAAGTGCAATATCACTATTAGGTATTTCAGACCGGAGTGGATAGGCGGTCAGTATCAGGAATCCGACTCCTAGAAAGTTGGAATACAATACTAATCAAAGAGTCAAATCTATGAGTAATATCAGATTATAATGTAAGAGATATGAAAGTAGTGAGATAGTTACAATCAAGAAGTCGAGGTAGATTCGCAAGTAATGCTAGGGATTGCCGGTAGACGGAAGGAGAGTAACACCAGTTAAGTAGTCTTAGAGGAAGGACTATAAGACGGGATAACATAACTACATATTCCTCGAAATTATAACTATTAAAAACAGGAGACAGATTATTATGCCCACAGTTTCAGCTTATGAATCTCAGAAGAATAAGATAGCGGCAGCGGAGGCTTTCCACCAGAGAAGGTTTCCGCAGGAAGTAAGAAATACAGCTGCTGTCGTTCTCAAGAACACCATTTCAGTATTTGAGTCTTTAGAAGGCTCGAACTCTGCGGTAGCGCAGAACCCCACAGTAGGTTCGCAAAAGAACTTTATCATTAAGGTAGCATCTCTCGCTATTCCGGCGATGGACGTATTCGACTGGGTAGCAGTTGAGCCGATGGCTACGGCCAGCACTAAAGTGCTTTGCACAAGGTATGTCAGGATGTCGAATAAAGGGGCATCTAAGCAGGGAGACATCGTAAGCGACCCCTTCGGTATTTATTACAGGGAGAACGCGGATGGCACCAGAGAAAGCGTGGTAGACGCTGCGTATAACGGCCAGAATACCTACGACGAAGTAGCCGCCCAGGTATCCCAGAATGGCACACTCACCCTTAGGTGGACTCCAGTTATTACAGGCTCCGTCAGGATTAACGGCGACCCCATAGAAGATTATGGCACAATCAATTATGCCACAGGCGAAATTACCGCCAGTGTTAAAGCTATTCCCGCAGGTGCAATAATTACTTACAAGTGGGATAACAAATATCTACCCGCTCACGACCTGCCCACATTCGGTGCCAAAGTAGAAGCTATTTCTCTTGACGCTAAGCCCCACAAAGTCAGAATCGTATTCGACGCTCTGGATAACCTTATCTACAAGAACGATTACGGCATTGACATCAGCAAGGAGCTCCCCAAGAAGGCCGTCGAGGACTTTATGTATTCGGTAGCTACAGAAGTTTCCGACAGCATAGTAGCCAACGCTCCAACCAGCGTTTATACACTTCCATTCTCTCTTGCGGCAACGAACGGCTGGATAGCTCAGCACTATGCTTCTTTCGGTAGCGTCCTTAACGCGGCTCAAGCGGCTATTACTAAGGTAACCAAGATATACGCAGGTAACCGCTGCTTTGTAGGCTCTGCTCTAGTTCCAGTAGTAATGGCAGTTCCCGGCTGGAAGAGCGCTAACACAGAGGGCAAAATAGGTACCCAGCTTATTGGCTCTATTGGTAACCTTAAGATTTACTTCAAGCCCGATATGGACGATTACACTTATGTAGTATTCGCCAAAGGGCAGGGCACAGACCTCTGCGTTGGTATACTCGGTATGTATATTGCAGCACTTCCTGCTAATATCATACCCACCCAGTTACTTGAATTCGCGGACGGCCTGAACAGCCAGGGCTTCTATTCGCTCTACGATTACGTGCCTCTTAACCCGATGCTCTCGGTTAAAGGCTCGGTAACTCACTAGTCAAGTCAGAGCTGGGCTATGGATAACATAGCCCAGCAATAAAAATAAAAATTATAAGGAGATTAGTTTATGTCCATATCAGTAATAGATTTAAGCATAGTGCCAGCGAAGGTGACGATCACTAATACGACTGGTAAGAGGATTAAAGTTAGCTGCAGCGGCTACAGCCAGAGCGTTCCTGTAGAACACAATCAGGCTGTTTGCTTTAAGGCAAACACTACTTCCGAGCTTATCGGATTCCTGTCTCAACAGGCACCCGGCATTGATGTTCAGTATGAGTTTTGGGTAGAGCCGTCTACGGCTCCCGATGAAGAGTAATAAGAAGGATAGTCAGCCATAGAAATATCCTCTATACCACAAGGAATGCAGGACGCGAAATAAGTCCTGCATTTCTGTATAATGAACAATACTAAATAGAGGGCGGATGACTGCACACTCAGATTTTATTCCAACTATTCATTCGGGAGAGTACACCTTTGACGACAGCGCAAGCAATATCAGAAGTAAAGTTTCTATTAGGTCAGATAAACGGTTTGCCGTCTAAGATAGAACTTAGTGATACGGATATACAAACTTTGCTTGATTTATCCTTAAGAGAGCTAATAGAGAGGGTGGATACCCCGTCGGTGCTTACTATCCCTTACGCGGAAGTCATAGATGTCTCTAAGTATAAGATATCTAAGATTGATGTGGTGCTTAGAGCGGAAACCCCATACGGAACAACCGAAGGTTTGTCATACGACCCATTCTATTTATCGAATTCGGTTTCGATTGGAAGTCAGGGAACGGCGGGCAACGGCGGCTTAAATTCCGTTTTACAGATGCAGGCTCAATACGCTGTAAGGGCTATGGCTCAAAACGCGATACAGGCAGAGCTGGTATATTTTTACGATATGTATCATAAAACCCTAATGGTGAGCTACAGCGGACAGCGGCCGAAGGCTATAACCTTGATTTATAGACCGGCTATTCAAACGATAGAGGATTTACCAAGTCCTATATGGGAATCTTACTTAATAAGGCTTGCCACAGCTCACGGTAAGGTTATTATAGGTAGACTTAGAAGTAAGTATACAGTTTCTGGGGCACCGGTTACAGTTAACTCGGAAATATTATCAGAAGGTCTTTCCGAACTAGAGAAACTTTACGAAGAACTCCAAAAATTTAGTGGCAGGAGAATTCTATAATGAAAATTAGGATTTGTCCTGCAACTGAATCTGAGCTAGCATCAGCTATAATTAATAGTGTGAGGCAATCTCAAAATTATGCATCGAGCGACGGTAATAGATATATTTCCAGAACCCAAACCTCTCTACGAGCGGGCTCTAGCGGCTGGGTAGAGCAGGATATTAACACTCTTTTTAAGACAGGAACATATAGTTTTACTATTCCAGTTAGAGGAAAGACAGGGGATTATAAGGTAGTCATAGCAATAGAGGGGTTTCTGGACGAACTAAATAAGTTTTTATCAAAGGAGAAATTTTTACCGAATGTGCTACAGAGGGCACTTCAGAGGGCAATGGATGTAAGGAAGATAAAGATATCTTGCGACTGTCCGGATTTTAGGTATAGATATGCTAGAGCACAGACTTTAGCGGGGAACAAAGCCGGCGACCCAGAGACTAGGCCTAGCATAAAAACAAATCCAAATAATCAGAAAGGAGCCTGTAAGCATATTACGGCAACTCTTATGAACAAGGCTTGGATACCGCAGGTGGCTACAAATCTACATACTTACGTAATGACTATTTACAACAGAAACAGAAGCCTGTTCGACTCTATAATAAGACCCGCTCTAAACGGCATAACAGACGCTACAATGGGCAATCCACCAGAGAAGACCCAACATACGGAAGAGCCGTCTACGGAGCAAATAAACGGCGCCTACAAGGGCTCACAGCAATATGATGAGACTCAGAATCTAATGCTGGCTGTGGCGGCAGAGACTGGAGCAGATGTTCAACCTTTTGTAACACCGGAAAATACTCCAGAACAGATACTAGAAATATCTAAAGCATACAAGTTAGGACTACCAGTAGAGTTTATAAGAAAGCTGACTAACCCAGACTACTCCCCTATGACGATTGAGGTGCTAGCACAAGTTAGGAAGACTTACGGTTTGGACTGGACGAGGTATGCACACATACACCCGTCGATACTGCACTACTTATCGAAATACTATTCGCAGACTAAGTTGACCCCGAAAGATTTTTCAGACTCGGTATCATTGAGAGAAGTAAAAGAGAGAATTAAGGAGATATTGAAATGAGTTTGGAAGAAATGATTACGTGTTTTTTAAGCTTCCAAGCGACCCAGAAGATTATGATTCCTATGAGGTGGATGAACCAGAATGGGAATTCGAGGAGTGGTAAGTATGCCCGGACTACTTTTACAAAATGACTTAGAGATACAGAGATATTACTTTAATGAAGCATTAGAGTATTATGGCATAGATGCGGACTACTACCAGGTGAAGGAACCTACGACTGAGTTTACTTCGGCGGGGGAGCTCAGTTCTTATTTTTATGACCCAGTGCCTATGAGGGTAATATTCGACCAAGTGCCTAAGGTTAATACTCTTAAAAAGCTGGGATGGGTAACAGAGCTTAATCAAGATTCACAGCCCATAATCCACGTGCCGTTTGATACTCCAGGAATACAGGTTGGAGCACTCTTTAGGATAGCAGACCCACTTAGACCGGGGTCAGGGCGCCTGTTTAGAGCCACTAAAATGACGACTGGGATTATTTATCCAGCTGCGGTAACTCTGCAAATAGTGGCGGTAGTAGGGGATAGCCCAGAAGAAACGGTCACTCCATATGACGGGAACAAAACAATAT